AACTCCTTATCGTATGCCTTAATTCGCGCCGTGGGGAACTTCCAGAGGCAGCGGCGCTTTTTATATATTGCGGGTTAGAGAAGCTGGTCATCTCACCACCCCCATAAAGTGGGAATCGGCAGTCCGAATCTGCCACCCGCAACCACAGGCAAGTTTAAGGGCTTCTGCCGATAAAATGACTGGCATAGCGTCCGGTAAAACCCTTCCTTTTATTAAAAACAGCGAGGTGGTTTCTTGAATGTAATCAAATTGAATTTGCCGAGAGAACTCGCTTCGCTTGACATCTATCCGTTTGGCGATTGGCACGAGGGCGATAAATCATGTGACGTTGACTTAATTAAAAAACAAATTGCCCGTGTTGCAGATGCCAAAAATGCTTACTGTATCTTGAACGGAGATCTAATAAACAATGCAACCAAAGCAAGTGTTTCAGACAGTTATGCCGAACGGATCCCGCCCATGGAGCAGCTCGAATTAATTCTGTCACTCTTGTCGCCCATAAAAGGCAAAATCTTGTCCGTAGAGGACGGCAATCACGAGCGTCGTACTTACCGGCAGGATGGGATCGATCTTTCAAGACTGATAGCCCGCGAGCTGGGAATAGAAGGCAGATATTCGCAAGGCGGTAATTTGATTTTTCTTCGCTTTGGCCAAATGAAGAATGGCCGAAAGGAATCCAATGGCAGCGGAAGAATACGGCAACCGTGCTACACGATTTATGCAACGCACGGTTCGGGTGGAGGCCGAAAAGAAGGTTCTAAAGCTGTCCGGCTTGCAGACATGGCAAGCATTGTAGACGCGGATATTTACATCCATGGCCATTCACACCTCCCACTTGTAATGAAACAATCGTTTTTCCGCACCGACATTCAGAACAGCTCTGTTAAGCCAGTGACAAAATTGTTTGTCAATACGGCGGCTTCACTTGACTATGGAGGCTATTCGGAATCCGGAGAATATAAACCAAACAGCAAAGACACGCCTGTTATTCATCTTGATGGAACACGCAAGTTTATGACAGCAACTCTTTGATAAATAAAAAATTTTATTACGTGACGGGATAAAGGCGGACACCTACGGGGATAGGCCAATGTAACGGCGCGGAATACGGAGGAATCCAGAATGAAAAGGTTTAAAACAATTCGGCAATATGCAAGGTGCTTTGCCGGTGAAAATGGCGGCGGCTCTGCCGCTGGTACAGCTTCTCAGGCAACTGCCGGAGCAGGCTCTGCGGCTTCTACAAGCGCCGGAAATGGCGCTCAAACAGCAAATTCACAGACTAATGCACCGACTGCGCAGACGCAGACAGATACAGAGCCTTTCAAGTCTTTTGCCACGCAGGCCGACTTTGACCGTGAAATTCAACAGGCTTTGAAATCCCGTGAGGAATCCATGAAGGCAAAACTTACGCCTGAAATCAAAGCACAGGTTGAAAAAGAATCCAAAATGACGGCAGAACAAAAAGTGCAGGCGCAACTTGATGAATTGAACAACCAGAAAGCCGAGCTTGCGAAAGCAAAATGCCGTCTCAAAGCCGAGTCGCTGCTGGTAAGCAGGGGCGTTACCGACGACGTAGCACGCTCTACAATGCTTGACAGCGTAGTTACGGAGGACGAGACCGAAACTTTGAAGCGCACTCAAACCCTTGTAGATGCTATTGACAAGGCCACCAACGAAAAAATTAAAGAAGCCATGAAAAAGGTTAAAAAGCCTGATTCTGATGATGACCCGGGCAGTAATGGTACGAGTGCTGCCGTAAAGCTCGCAAAAGGCTTTGCAAAGCGCCGCGCAGCCGAGTCAAAAGCCTCTAATGACATCCTGAAACAGTTTATCGACAAAAACTAACGGAGGGAATAAACAATGAAATTCACTAAAACGGGCATATACGGCGGGACTACAGAAATTCTTGCCAACGACCATTATGTAGCCATTCCAAAGACGCTCGACTTTACAGGTAATGCCGACGGCATTTTCAAAGCAGGCACTCCGATTGGAGCCGACGGCAAAGCCGCAGTAACTACGAGTAACGTCTCGAATGCAGTCGGCATCCTGCTTTCGGATGTTACGACTGATAACCCGAATGGCACTATCGTCATTCACGGATTCATTGACACAGTAAAAGCACAGGCTCATTCCGGTGTTACGGTTGACACGGCCACAAAATCCGCGCTCCCAATGGTCCTTTTTTGCTGATTGACAGGAGGAAACAATTATGAATTTAACTGAACTTTTTTCGCCGGAAGCTGTTTCTGCGGCGTTTATCGAAGATCCCAGCAATAAACAGCCTTTCCTTGGTGCAGGGCTTTTCCCTGAACGGAAGAAAGCAGGGCTTGATCTTTCATGGATTAAAGGCACGCGCGGGCTTCCGATTTCCCTGAAACCTTCTAACTTTGATGCAAAAGCCACCTTCCGCGACAGGATTGGCGTTTCAAAGATTGAAACCGAAATGCCATTCTTCCGTGAAGGCTACCACATCAATGAAAAAGACCGGCAGGAAATCCTTAAGGCACAGGATTCCAACAGTCCATTTGTGCAGGCGGTTCTTGACAATATCTATCACGACATTGACGACCTTGTCGCAGGCGCTTATGTTGTCCCAGAACGTATGAGAATGCAGCTTCTGGCTCCTGATTCCGGGAATGCCGGTATCCACATTTCCGCAAATGGTGTCGATTATACCTATAATTATGACCCTGACGGCAGCTGGAAAGCATCTAACTATGTGCCGATTGCGGATTCCACTAAGTTGTGGAATGTGGCAGCCACAGCAACGCCCATTACCGACATTGAAGCCGTGCAGGATACTATTGAAAACGCCACAGGCTCACGTCCCAACACTGCGATTATGAGCCGCGCGACATTCAATATGCTTATGGCTTCAAAGCAGGTTCATGACGCTATTCTTGCACAAAACCCGGTGGCCAACATCTTCATTACACCGAGCATTGTAAAGCAGGCATTTTCGCAGATCCTTGGCGTGAGCATTATTGTTTACACAAAAAAATTCCGTGATGAAAGCAAGGCCGTCCATGCGTACTATCCGGACAAGTATGTCACACTGTTTGACAGCGGCGTAAGCCTTGGCAGTACATACTATGGCACTACCCCGGAGGAGGCTGACCTTATGGGAAAGTCTACGCCGCAGGCAAAGACTTCCTTGGTTGGCACAGGCATTGCGGTAACGCAGATTTTGCAGCCACATCCGGTGAATCTTGAAACGATTGCTTCCGAAATTGTTCTGCCGTCTTATGAGGGCATGAACACCGTGGGCGTTATGAAGGTGGCTTGACTATGGCAAAAGTCGTATTTCCGTTTTATGTGCTTTATGGAGGCCTTTTAAGGCCTCCCCTAAAGCCTTTTGATGTACCCGACGTCGAAGTGAGTAAATTAGTCAAGCAAGGGGCAAAAGCCGTTTCCTTGGCACCACAGGCAAAAGCATCCAGCAATTTAAACGCAAAACAACAGGCAATACAGAAGAAGAGGTAATTTATGGCGGACCTTTCTCAACTTGAAAAACTGAAACTATGGCTTGACATCCCGGATTCAACGCAGGACGCGAAACTCCAGATGCTTCTTGACACGGCAGAATCAGCCATTGAAGAGCGGCGAGGCCTGCCAGACAATCCCATGGAGCAGCGCTGGAACATGAAGCAAATTGAGATTGCCGCCTACTTGTACAACAAGCAAGGGGCAGAGGGAGAAACAGAACATAAAGAAAACGGCGTAGATCGCAAATACGAAAGCGCCTCTATTCCGGAAAGCATGCTAGCCGATATTTCTCCAGTAGCTAGGGTGATATCATGAGAAGTCTCAAAAAGGAAAAGCGTACAGTGTACGTTTCGCAGCCTTTGCCACAGCAAGAGATTAAGGATTCCGACGGAAACGATACTGGTGTTATGGAAAACGTGTGGGATGAACCAGTACAGCTATCCATCAATGTCAAGCCAATTACCGATGAACTTGAACGGCAGGCATTCGGTACCGATGTCAAAAGCATACTAAAGGCCGAGTTTACTCCGTTTGATGTTGGCGGCTATGAGTTTGTTGAAAACTCTATTGCTTGGATTGGTATTCAGCCAAACGGCACACTTTCTGACGGAGATCCTGCAAAGCCAATGAATTACAACTACACGGTTGAACAAGTGCTTGATACAGGCAGCCAGATTACCGTGTATTTCAAAAAAGAAGCCGGAGCCATAAAAGCATGAGCGAGAAGATTTCCATAAACGTATTCAGCCGGTCATCAATTCAAAATGCTAAAGACCTTTTGATGAAAAAGGCAGATGCAATCGACAGTGGGACAAGAAAAGCAGTTGAAGAGCTTACTAAGATGGGCTACGAATACATGCTTTCCATTGTGAAAGTTGACAGTGGAGAACTTGCAGGAAGTATCTCATGGGAATATGACGAGAACGCCAATACCGGTAAAATTCTAGTTGGCTCTGACTATGCAATCTTTGTGGAGTACGGAACAGGAATTCGTGGCAGAGACAGCCCCCACCCTGAACCGGCTCCCGGTTGGGTATACGACCATAACGGTCATGGTGTAAAGGGCTGGTCGTTTAAAGATAGAGATGGGAATTGGCACACTACGCAAGGCCAACCTGCTTCTGCTTTCGTGTACCGTACCCGTGAGTTTATGCGGCAATATGCCGGAGAAGCATTGAAGGTGAGTATGGGACATGCTTGATCTTACAAATGAGCTTTACAACAAAATAAAGTCTGCCGTTTTGAAGCTGTATCCGAACGCACTGGTTGAAAAGAAATACCAGGCAACGACAACAACTTTTCCATACGTTACCATTGCTGATCTTGATAACACGGAAACATCCCACAATCTTAGCTATGGGGAACGGCAGTCGCAAGCGTCATGGAAAATCGACATTTACGCAAATCACAGTACCGGTGAGATTGTTGTAAAGAAAATTCGTGATGCAATAGTGCCGATCATGGAAGATCAATATCATTTGAAGCGTATTACGGCAAAACCGGTTGACAATGTGCTTGATACAACGATTTACCGATATATGCTGATTTATCAGTGCAAAATCGACGAGTCTAGAAAAATCATTTATTCTTAAATTTTTGGAGGGATACATATGCCTGATACTCCTATTGCAATTTCGGATGTTGGTACCTATTTGTACGCGGAAGGTGCAACGGCTGGGAAATATGAAAAACTGGTTGACATTACGTCTGCCCCGGCAACAGGTTCCGCGCCCGGAAAAATTGATGCAACAACGCTGTCTGATACCCAAAAAAAGTATATTTCAGACCGCCCGGATACGCCTAATTATGAATTCGGGTACAACTATACTAAGGACAACTTTGCCAAAGTGGTTGCCGCAATCAGTCTGACCGTCGCAAAGAACTATTTGATTGTCTATCAGGACGGAAGCGGAGAGAAATTCTCTGGGACCGGAGCTACATGGAAGGAAGGGGTAAGCGAAGGCAAAAAGGATGAAGCCAAAATTTCGTTTGCCGTTGCGTCCCATGAACATGTGGATGATACGTCTGCGCTGATTTCTGCATCCTGATTTTTAATTATGGAGGAATAGAATAATATGGCAGCTTTTGATGTAAATGTAGAGAATAAGACCTATAAAATGTTCTTCGACCGTGGCAGCGTGCGCCAGTATGAGGAAATGGGCGGCCAGCTTACCGACATGAAAGAAAAAATGTTCAGCACTACAGACCGGCTTTTCTATGTGGGGCTTCGCAGATTCCACCCGAATATCAGTCCGGCGGAAGCGGCGGAAATTTCCGACAAGGCCATTGAAGAGTTTGGAATTGAGTCCGTGTATGAGGCTCTTATCAATCCCTTTATGGAGGTTTTTACGCAGGGCGGGAGCAATGCCTCGACCGGGAAGAAATTTCTCGTCAGCAAAAGTCCCAAGGCGTAAGCTCCGAAAATTTACCGTCCCCAACAGAGTATTTTGAGAAGAACCTGCTTCCCATTGCCTTAATCGTAGGCTGTCCCATCAATGAATTCTGGTACGGGGAGCCGAGACTGTTCTGGATTTATGTAAAGATCTACCGAGAACAAAAGCGGAATGAACTGCGCCAGATCAATACGGCGGCATGGATTCAAGGACGGTATGTGGCTGCCGCAATTAACGCTTGCTTTGCTAACAATGTGCAGTATCCTCAAAAGCCGTTGGACATTTTTGGAAAGCAGAAGGCAGACGAGCAAAAGGAACTTCCAGATAAGCACTCTGCGGTTGAGGACAGCATCCGTGCACAGTCGGCCAGAATTGACGCAGTTTTAAATCAGCGCAAATGAGATTTTTTTGTAAGCCGTGGCCATAAGCGCTGCGGCTTTTATGATAGGGGAGGGAAAGGAAAATGGCAGACAATGACGATCTGATGATTGAAGTTACAGGATCGTCTGACAAGGCCGCCAATGCAATTGATCGTGTCATAAATAAAGTCACGAAGATGCAGGACGCGGTTGAAAAGATGGTTCCCTCACTCACAAAGTTTACCGAAAGAATGGACTCTCTTGCTTCCAGCTCCAAAGCGTTTGCCACACTGGACAGGCTGACAAAATCCACCGGGAACGTTGCAGCGGCGAGCAAAAAGGCCGAAGCAAATGAGGCCATGTATCAAGCGCGCTTAGACCGTGCAAATGTGTCTATGGATAAGTCAAGGCTGCAAGCAGAAAAGCTCTCGAATGCCTTTAAAAAGGTATCAGAAGCGGAAGCTATCGCGGCTCATAATAATGCAGCATTTTCAATGCCAACAAAAGAGTTTGCACAAAAATATAACACGAGCACCGGCAACGAGGGAATTAATCTTACCCCGGAGGTTCCAACGGACACATATGAACCCACTCCGGCACCGGGGCACACAAAATTGGCTTCTGAAATGGGAACTCCCCATAAAGTATCCTTTAATTTCAGCACGGGCAATGTACAGTCTGAAATCGGAAGAATTCAAAACTTCATTGACGGGCTGATTCCCCATGTATCCCATATGTCATCCAGCGCACAGGCACAGTTTAATGAGCTTGCAGAAAAAATTAAACTGGTAAGCCAGCAAATTGACAACCAGCGCGGACTTTATCACAATCTTGCGTCGGCGGCATCACAAGCAGCAAAAGAAAGCGGCGAAGGCAGCAACTCATATCTCCGTATTGAAAAGCGTATGCTGTCCGCTGACAGTGCTATGGATCGGCTTCTCAATAAGCAAGAAAAGCTGAAAGCAGAAATGTCAAGTGTTGCTTCCTCCACCGAAAAAGCCGGATGGGGTTTTTCCAGACTCGGCAGCAAAGGCGAAAAATCCGCCAGTAAAACTAAAAGCGCATGGTCTAGCACTATGCGCATGATGGAAAAGATGCTTGTCCGTATTGCAGCTTTCCGTATTTTCAGCGCATTGTCTCAGGGGATTGTTACGGGTATTCAAGACATGGCTCTTGCAAGCAATAGGGCAAACAGCGCGATGTCCGCTCTCGCAACCAACTCGCTGTATCTGAAAAACAGCGTTGGAGCGGCTCTCATGCCGGTTCTTCAGTCTTTAGTCCCTGTTTTGAATCAGATCACAGACGCTTTGGCAAACGTATTTAACACGATTGCTGCACTTAATGCGCGGATCTTTAACCATTCCAGTACCGTTACAATAGCAAAGCGAGCTAATGTGGATTATGCGGCCACCTTAAACAAGTCCGGCAACGGTGCAAGCAATGCCAATAAAAAAATAAAAGAGTTGCAGCGTACCGTTATGGGCTTTGATGAATTGAACAAACTCTCTAAAGAGACCGAGAGTTCAACCCCAAAATCAAAATCAGGATCTGGCTCTGCCGGTATGCCATCTTACGGCAATATGTTCAAAACCGTGAAAGTTCCGGGATGGGTGAACAAGATCGGTCAAGTCACAGACAAAATTGCGAACTTTGTAAAGGACAACGTTAATACGTTGAACCGGCTCTTAAAAGCGTCTCCCTTGGTTATTGGTGCAATTCTTGTATTTTCCGGAGCAAACGTGCGGCTGGGGCTGGGACTGATGGCAGTCGGAGCCGTTTTAATGGCAAAACAGGCCAAAGAAGATTGGGACTATTTGCATGACAAGACAAAAACTAGCCTTGACAAGGTAAAAAGGCTTTTAGCAATTACGGGCGCTGTCGAACTTGCCATAGGTGCGATATTTGCATTCTCTGGAGCTAATGTGGGGCTTGGTATAGCTCTTATGGCCGGAGGTATAGCGACAACAGCAGCAACATTAAACTGGGATAGCCTCAGCAAGAAAGTCGAGCATTCACTAGGAGCTTTTACCTTTACAAGTGCCGTTGCCATGCTTGCGCTTGGGTCAATATTCGCTTTTTCTGGAGCTAACATTCCTTTAGGCGTTGGTCTGCTTATTGCTGGAGCTACAACCATGTGGGCCTCCGCAACTCTGAACTGGGGAAGCATGAGTTCACAGTTAAAACAACAAGTAGGGGCATGGACAGCTATTGTATCGGGAGCCTTGTTTACGCTCGGGGTAATATTGATGTGCGCTGGGAATTTTCCCCTTGGCGTAGGGATGATTATTGCAGGGTCAATTGGGATCGTATCTGCGGCCACTCTTAATTGGAATCTGCTAAAGACAAAAATGTCCGGTAAACTTGGAGAAATAACGGCGGTGTGCAGCACGTTTCTTCTTGCACTCGGCTTAATGCTTGTCCTTACGGGTTCCATGCTTCCCCTTGGGATCGGGCTTATAATTGCTGGTGGAGCTGGACTTGCCACTTCTGCGACTATCAACTGGAATTACATCAAAGACAAAATGGGAGAAGCTCTCAAAGGCGTTGAAGAAAAATGGAACGAGTTCAAGTCATGGTGGAAATCATGGGGACCTGTAAAATGGTTCAGAGAGGATGTGGCTCCTTGGTTTACAAAAGAAAAATGGAAAGGACTTGCAAAGCAAGCGATAGATGCAATCACAGCCCCATTCAAAAATATCAAATGGCCCAAAATTGAGATTCCACAAATATCGTGGGTAAGCGGCGGATGGAAGTCTACGGGATGGATTTATGACGTTTTAAACGCTCTGCATTTGCCAACGCAATTGCCAAAACTACAGGTTAAATGGCACGCAAACGGCGGTATATTTGATACCCCTACGATTGCCGGTATCGGTGAAGCCGGTCCGGAAGCCGCGCTTCCGCTCAACGATGAAGCATTTTCAAAAATTGCCAAGGGAATTGTCAAAAACAGCGGATCTAGCAACGATAAAGTGGACACAGATCGTATTCTCGACCGCATGGACAAAATGGAGCATGCCATTGAAAACATACAGGTTTTTCTTTACACCGACGACAAAAAAATTGCGGAATCCGCAAACCGTGGAAACCGCGTTCTTGGGCGTACTAGCCCAACAGCGACCTAATATAAAATAGGGCGGCTAAATGCCGCCCGGAAAGAGGTACACAATGGCAAAAGTAGAAATTAAACAAGCTGGCGCAGGTAAAACCAAAATTACTCTTGATGGAAAGGATATTTCCAGTATGGTGACAAGGTTTTCGTTTGGAAGGGACGCAAGTAAAACTGAATTGCCAATTCTTCATCTTGACGTAATCGGCACAGATATGTCAATTGACAGTGCTTGTATTCCAGAGCTTCCGGACATTTTTAAACCATTCTATGAGCGAAAAAAGCAGGCATAAATAAAAAAGCAGGCGGCATTTACCGTCTGCTTTTATTTTTGCTATTTTACTATGGTACAATCATTTAACACAACAAGCGTACTCGCAAATGTTCCACCGCATGTGCCAACAACAGTTACCTTTTGGCCCTTTTTTAAATTTTCCACCGGTTTATCATTATCAAAAGACATTTTTATACTTTTGGCTCCATATTCATCCACATTAAATGTAATGTAAGGATTTTGGCCTATATCTCGATCTATATTTGCAATTGTACCCGTCAATTGCAATTTTTTGTCTTTATATTTCGAATCTGCTTTGATGGGATTATCTGAATAGTCCTTGTAAAGGGTCTTATATTCAACCTTTGTTGCATTTGTCCCGGATGATTCCTGTTGACTAGACGTGACAGCGGCACCAGCAGCAACAACACTGCTACTATCAGAATTTTCAGATGGTGATGCTATGGCTGCCAGTATGATTATAGCAAAAATTATAAAGATAGAGGCAATCGTAACGCAAACTGCTTGCACTGGCTTTAACTTTTTTCTGCCTCGCTTGTTTTGTTTACTCCGTTTTTGGCTATCCGGTTGTTGTATCTGCTCTATTTGTACAGGCTCTCCACAATTGGGACAAAAGTTTCCTTCAAATTCTTTTCCGCATTTTGGACATATCACTTTCATCATCCTCCTGCTCCCATTTTACCCCATTGGCGAAATATGTCAATGCTTCTCTTGAAAAATTCCTGCGGCGTGATATAATGGAAGCGCAAAGGGTCAGGGACGGTTCACTTCTTTCCCACACGGGAGCCTTTCATTGCTTTGGGCTTTGCCCAAGCGGAAAGGAGTGATGAAGGCATGGACGCTACGCAAGCTATTACTCTCGTGCTTAGCTTCGGATTTTTGTTCGTTGCGGCGACGGGGTACATACACGCGTGTGGCCGAAGGCCAAAAAAATAACCGCCCCCCCATCCAAAGGTTAGCGGTTATTCGCGCTTTGGACTGTCTGCTTTGGCAGATGGCCCTTTGCTTTTGTCTATATATATTATACTCTTTTTACCAAAAAAGTCAAGAGGTAATACTGATGTGCAGCGCAATTTTAGCTTTGTTCTTAGCTGGACTATGCCACTTTTTCAGGTGGATTACCGGCGATCTGCGAAAAAAGTAAAAGCCGAGATTATTTCTCGGCTTTATTTTTTATCTGCTCTGTATTCTGGATTACCAGAAAGATCATCTATATAAGCTAAGACTTTTTTGATTCCACCATTGTTCAGCCGCTTTAAGCTGTTAAGATATTCCAATTCAACGTTTGAAAAGCATATTTCTTTATACTTATTATCATTGCACGTTTTTTGGAACTTTTCAAGTGCTTCATTGAAAGAAAAATTTTCGTCTGTCTCTTCATCATCCGGCATGAGTGATTCCCACTGCACGTTAAAATATTTTGCAACTTTTTTAATGCTCTTAATAGATGGATTTTGCTTGTGTTGCCTCCATTGACTCACTAAATTATTAGCAATACCTGTTTCTTTGCTTAGTTGATAAGCTGAAACCCCTCTATTGCTCATTAAATTTAAAATTTTGTCAATACTGTCCAATTTTTATACCAACTTTCTGTATATATCACAGAATATCGAATATTTCTCTAAGTCTGCTTGACTATCGAAGAAATATCCGATATACTGTTAATTGGGCGAAGGGACAAGCAGGGACGTATCTGCTCTCATAATATTGTGGTGACTTTATGATAGCAGGTTCCGTTTCCGTTTGCAACCCTCGTACTAAATTTTCAAAGGGGTTTCAGTAAATGGAAAACAAATTATCAGTATTTCAGCAGGGCAATCAGCTCTACACCGACAGCCGTCAAGTAGCCCGGATGATTGGCAAACGGCACGATCACCTTATCCGTGATATTGACGGATATTTTGAGGTGCTGAGCAACAACCCAAAATTGGGGACTTCTAAATTTTTCATTGCAAGTACCTACAAGCAGGCAGGAAACGGCAAAGAAAACCCCTGCTACCTAATTACTAAAAAGGGCTGCGAGTTCATCGCCAACAAGTTAACCGGGAAAAAGGGAATCCTCTTTACCGCCGCCTATGTGGACGCTTTCCACTACATGGAAGATAAACTGTCTGGTAAAGCTCCCGCCAGTAATTTAGCGTCGGTTAAAGTAAAAGATGCAGAGGCACGCCTGAACAATTCCCGTGTCCGTAAGGCTTCCATGTACATGAAAATCGCCGACGCAAAAGTCGTTCCCGACAAGTACAAACAAGTTCTTCTCTCATACGCCACGAAAGAGCTAAACGGGGGAGAAGCAGTTCTTCCGCTGCCTCCTACGCAGAAGGGATATTCCGCACAAGAAATTGGCGATATGTTCGGTTTAACCGCGAATATGGTCGGCAGAGTTGCAAATCGAAACGGCCTAAAAAAATCGGAATATGGGGAACTTCGTGAGGACAAATCAAAGTCCAGTCCGAAGGAAGTACATACATGGGTTTACTTTGATTCGGCGATCCCCGCTTTCGAGCATGTCCTCGGGAAAAAGGCAAACAGCGGTGGATTCTCATGTTAAAGTTAATCAATGGCTCTCAAAAGAAAAAACCTGACATGTCTGCCTTATGGCTCAACGCCTTTGGCAATTCCGTTGAAAAGCGGGATACTGAAAAAATCATTGTGTCCGGCGTGAAGTACATTAATGCTTCACGCCCAGACAAAGACAAATTAGATTCAGAATCTGTACAGCATCGCTTTGCTTTCATCCAGAGTATTGATGCGCTTATGTGTCATATTACTCCAAAGCAATTTATGCAGCTTTTCCCGTTAAAAAAAGAATATGACGGGAAAAGGTTTGGATGCAAGGATTACTTTTCGGCGATGGAGTATATTGGAAAGCTGGATCAAGACAAGCCGATTGGCGACGGGAAGAAGCTTTTTGACTTTCTCTGGGAATATTGGAATTGGGACATAAATGAATTTCTCGTTGAAATCTTTTCCACAATGGATGATTTAATGCATTTGCAAGGGAAAGATGGCCCAACAGATAAGCTCATTGATGATTTAGGCATTACTCCGTATTACATTCAAAAGGACGAAACCACAGGGCAAGAATATTTATTGAATGGAAACACGGGAAAAACAGCGCCAATTTCTAAATCAGTCCCTCGGTATTTGAAGGTCATAAAATAGCGTTTCTGATTTCAAGGTTCATGCGGCGGTTCGTCGTAGGCGGCGAACCTGACCGCCTTGTTAAAGTACGTCTGCTTTAACTTGCATGAGTCTGTTATATACCTTGATCTATAACTTGTCAACACATTTATTGACTTTTATTTTAATTTGTAAATAGGAGTGTTTACTTATGACAAAATTGGAGTATCCGGTTACTGTAGAAGCGTTTGGTAAAAAGTATGAAGAGATCTGCGGGCAAAAGATGCCGGAACGGCAGAAACCGTTTTGGGACGGATTTGTTGGCCTCATTGATGATGCATACAGCGCGGGTGTATTGACCGGCGTACGAAAAGCGCACGAAGCGGTTTGTAAGGCATAGCCAGAATACGGATTCCGACGTTTTTCAAAGCCATAGACGTGACTTTATCGGCTTGCAATGTAATTTCACGTCCATGGCCTTTGTACGCTGTTAGGCTTTAATTATTGTATGTATGTATTTGTTTACACCAGTGTTTCAATAACGTATATATACTTGCAATTTTATTAATTTTGTGGTATAATATGGGGTGTGGAAAGAACATTTCCACGATCATAAAGGTGCTATCCTTGCGCAGGAGAAAAGCGGCTGCCCGATCAACCGCCCGCGCCTTTATTTTTTTACTTAGAATCGGGCGGCGTATGTGGCAGCATACAGAAAGACAGTCGGGGGTCAAGCATGGAAGAATCAGAAAAACTGGTACGCGGCGAGGCCGCTGCCAAAAATGAGAAAAACACCATCTACCATTGCGACGTTGACATTGCCGGAGATTTAATTGCCGGTACGCTGTTATCGCAGATCGTTTATTATTATGGTCTGCCAGAACGAGGTCAGACCCAAAAGCTGCGAATTTTCAAGGACGGCTATTACTGGATGGCAAAGGGCCGCGAGGATTGGAAGGATGAAATCCGGGTCACCCCAAAACAGTTTGACCGCGCATCTTCTATTCTCGAAAGAAAAGGGTTAATTCACATTGAAAAGTTCAAATTCAATGGAAGCCCAACCTTGCATCTGCGCTTAGATTTTGAAACCTATAACCGAGAGCTGACTAAATGGAAGGAAACCTACGTCGGCGAGAATGGCGCTTTACCAAATAGGAAAATGGATCTTCCCCAAACGGTAAATTCGATTTTACCCAAAGGTGAAAATCCAACTTCCCCAAACGGGAATAACGATCTTCCCCAAACGGTAAATTCGATTTTACCCAAAGGTGAAAATCCAACTTCCCCAAACGGGAATAACGATCTTCCCCAAACGGTAAAATCATTAACAGTAACTACTACAGGAACTACGGCAGTAACTACAAAAGAAAAAGAAAGTGTAAAGAAAAAATCCGAATCGGCTGACATCTTTTCTGGTCACACCTTTTCCGAACCGATGCAGGCCGCTCTTACCGATTGGCTTACATACAAGTCCGAACGCCGTGAGGGATATAAGCCTACCGGCCTAAAGAGCTTCATGACGCAGGCGGCACACATGGCAGAGAAGTATGAGGAAGCTGACATTATCTCTACCATTCAGGAGAGCATGGCGAACAACTGGAAGGGTATCTGCTGGGATAAGCTGGCTGGAAAGGAGAAGCCTCCTGAACCTGTTGAGCGTCCTATCCCGCCAGACATTCTTCTGGAAAATCAACGGCGCGAGGAAGCCATGAAAGCATTCCGGGCTAATCCGAGCCAAGAGAACGCATGGAAGCTGGTGCCGCAGTCATGATACAGGGAATTGACGCTGAAATGGCGGTCATCGGTTGCATGGTCATAGATCCTGATTTAAGGCCAAAGATCATCGACAAGCTGGCCCCGGAAATGTTTGAGCATCCAAAGCTGCATAAAATCTTTGAAACAGCAACCGATCTTTATTGGAGCAGCCAGCAGATTACCTATACGGCTTTAGCCGACAAACTTCCGTCGTACCGCGAGGACTTGATAAAGATGTCGCAGCGGGTGGAAACTCTAAGCGCGTGCGACCAGTATATCCAGATTGTTATTGACCGATGGCGCATCCGAACAATGAAGAACGCGCTGAAAAATATTCTGGCGCAGGCAGACTTTAAGACGGCAGATGAATCCGTGGAGCTTATGCGGACGCTTGTCGGCAAGCAGGACGAGATCGCAAAAATGGATAGCGATGCGAGCGCCTCATTTGCGGAGGCCGCGCAAAAGTTTACTGATTGGCTGAAATCTAACGATGCGCAGAACACCATTAAAACCGGCTTCCGGTCGATGGACAGTGCCATGGGTGGATTCCTCCGGCAGTCTGTCACCGCATTGTGCGCCCGCTCTGGGCACGGCAAAACGGACTTTGCTTTGAATCTGGCACTCCGGATGGCAAAAAACGGATTCAAAGTTCAGTATTTCACGATGGAAATGACCACGAATCAGCTTATGCAGCGAATTGCGGCGCAAATGGCTCATATTGACGGAAACCTTATTCGCGATAAAAAGCTTTCTGCGGGAGAAATTTCTGATGTTGACATGGTGCTGAAAGCGTTTGAGAGTGCGGGAAAAATAAATTTTGTGGATGACGCGAAAATCTCGACAAAGGTCATACGTCGCTACATCGAACTTTTCAGACCTGACGCTATTTTCGTAGACCATATTGGAATTATGGAAAGGCCAAACGTCAAAGACCAATATCACGCGCTTGGAATGGTAAGCAACGAACTGAAACAGATCGCCAAAGAAAACAATATTGCCATTGTCGAGCTTGTTCAGATGAATCGGCAGATCGAGGGCCGCAAGGACAAAACACCGAATCTCGGTGACATCCGCGAATCCGGCGATATTGAGCAGGATGCGGACTATGTGATGTTCGTACAGCCGGAAGATATAACCGACAGACAACTTACAGGAGAAGCGTGGGCTGACGCAATGATCTACCTTTTGAAAAACCGCCACGGCAGGCCCGGAACATTTCAGTTTCACTGGCAACCGCAGTACCATACGTTTATCGAAGTTGAGAATAATTATCAAGGAGAATAAGACAATGATTAACTGCAAAAATCAGAAGAAAATTCAAGACCAGACCAAGGATTGCAAAATTTCTATTGAGAACACGATTCGGTGTCTGTCCGATGAAGATGAAATTGACAACGTTCTTTTTCATAAACTGCTAGATGCGCGAGAAGCCTTGTCGAGCTATTGGGAGCGCAATGATCTCGGGCTTCCACGCTGGAACTAACGCACAATTTCAATAATTACTGAGAGCGCCATTCAGAGCGCCTGACCTTAATTCGCAGAGCAAGAGGGTTTGGCGCTCTTTGCTTTGCCGCAAGACAGGCGGTGAATGTAGAAATGGTCTATTTTATGGCAATAAACGGCGTGACCGTAAAAACCCCGCAGAATTGCACATGGGGATTACAGGATATTTCAAGCTCCGATTCCGGGCGCACTAACGACGGAAAAATGCACAACAATGTTATTGCACAGAAAAGAAAGCTCACGGTAAAATGGGGGCCTTGTACATGGGCAGAGGCTAAAAAAATAACCCAATTCTGCAAGAACAAAGGCTCCCAGCTATCTGTAACATATCCTGACATTATGACGGGCATAATGGCGACAAAGCAGTTCTATACCGGTGACTGCACAGTGGGGTATCACGAGTGGCATGAAAATGTAGCGATTGTTAGCAGCATTTCTTGTGACTTTATTGAAATTTAAGCAGATTGGAGTGACTTTAAAATGGCAGTGGCCACAAGTGCCAATTACAACAAAATTATTGTTCTCCCCGGTGGCAAAAGATTCCACTCCGGTGCTCATGTTGATTTTGCGGACGGGACCTCAATTGAAATGGACGACCGAAACATCATGGAAGGGTATCCAGCCATTGACGATAAGGTATCGGAAGAAGGGCAGTTTGAGCTTGGGGGAGCCTATTCTAGTTTGCTTACTTTGAAGCTCAACAATTTTGAAAAAGCGTTCAGCGGATACAATTTCAAAGGAGCCACTATTAAACCATGGATCGGCCTTACTACAGCGGTACATTGGCGGGACGGAGAAATCGTTGAAAAGATTCAGCGCGGAGTATTTAACGTAGACAGTTCACCGGAAACAAACAACGTAATCACGATCACAGCATATGACAATCTTGCCAAATTGGACGTTGCCTATTCGGCAAAGAGTAGTTTAGCGTATCCGGCGACATTGGCGCAGATCGTCGCGGATGCCTGCTCTGCATGTGGTGTCGATCTTGCAACGGCAGCATTTCCCAACAGCGACTATTCTGTTTCTAAAAGACCGGATTCCGAAACTATCACGTGCCGAGAGATTATCAAATATGCTGCGCAGTTGGCCGGGTGCTTTGCAAAATGTAACCGCAATGGCGAAGTAGAAATTCGCTGGTATGAAGAACCGGAACACGTCTTTGATATTGGAAAAAATGCAGTATCTTATAACGTTGCAACATCCGATACAACCATCACCGGTGTTCAGATTGAGGGAAACGACGATTCCAACACGATTTACAAGGCAGGGACGGACGATTTTCCAGTTCGGATAAAAGATAACCCACTGGCGCAAGACGGTCTGCAAAGCCTTGCAAACTCACTAGAAACGCAGCTGGTTGGAAAAGCGTTTCGCTCGTATTCCGTGAGCGCACCCATGAACCCGGCTGTTGAAACAGGCGATATTGTCAATCTGACGGACAAAAAAGGCGATACCTACAAGACGATAGTTTCCGGTCTGCAAATTACTTTTGGAGATTCGGAGCAGTATCTAGGTGACGCGGAATCTACCGATGAAAATCAGTCGGAACGATTTACGGCGGCAGAAAAAGCCCAAAGTTCCGCAAACAAAGCCCAGCAGACAGCCAATGAAGCGAGTACCGGAGTTGAAGAGGCCAAAACGGAAATTAAACAGCTTAACGGAGAAATTACGCTAAAGGCAGACAAAGGAAGCCTCATTTCGCAAATCAACATTTGCCCGGAGAGTGTTAAAATCAGCGGTAGCCGGATTGAGATAACCGGAGAGGTTGTTTTGAAATCCGACCTTGAAGATGGCGACACGACAATTGACGGAGCGTGCATTAA